GCGCGGGATGTGAACTCGAAGTGCAAAAGTCGATATGATCGAAATCGAAGCCAGTTTCTCGCGGCTAGAATTCCAGCTAGCGAAGCTCGCCAACGCGGCGAAAGTGGACCTCGGGCTGGTCATCAAGGAGGAGGCGAAATACGCGATCCAAACCATCGTCAAATTCACGCCGCCCAAGAGCAAGCAGCAGGGCGCGAACGCAGTGCGAGCCGACTTTTCCAGACTGGCGGAGCCGCTCGTTTACCAAGACTTGCAGGCCAAAGCGACCAAGGGCGGATTCTACACATCGATGGCGCGTTACGTTCGCAACCGGCAGGTCGAGAAACTGCGGGCGCTTCTGCGCAACCCGAAGCTCTCGCACTACTACGGCATGAGACTTTTGGAGAACGAAGACGCGCTGCGCCTTGAGCACAGGCGCAAACAAAACGCTCGCGGGAGAATCACCGGCAAGCCGGACCAACTCGCGTTCGGCGGCGACTACAAAAAGTATCGCAACGAGATCGAGGGCCGCGTCGGCTGGACGGTCTCGGGCTGGAACTCGTCGGCAAAAGTGACCGGTGCGCGCTACAAGAAATTCAGCGATAAGCTCAAGCCGCAGGCCAGCGGCAACAAGCTGTTCGGCTCGGTGCGATCGAGCTTCGGTCCGCAGCCGTTCATCAAGGCGACGGCGCACAACGTGAAGATTCCAAACTATCAGCGCATGATTGACGGCGCGATCAACTCGCGGATTCAAACGACCGTCAAAAAGATTGAGGCAATAAATTCAAATGCAGCGGTCAATTTGGGTTTCATAAGAGTAAAAGGAATGATGCCACTTAAAACCGCAGCATGAGCACCCGCACAAACATCCGCAACGCCACCGCCAACGCGCTCACGGGCGCTCTCGTCGTTCCGACGGCGAACATTCTGCGCGGTCGCAACAACACGATTGCCAGCGTCAGCTTTCCGGCCGCAGCCGTTTACGCGGTCAGCGAGCAGATCGAGGTGCGCACGCTCGGTCCGAGCAACCGCACGCAATACCGGCAGTTGCAGCTCGTCGTGGACTACTTTATTGCCGAGAGCGGCACCTACCTGATCGACGACCTTTTCGACACCGGCAGCGCAGCGGTCGAGGCGGCGGTGCTCGCGGACGTTACGCTGGGCGGGCAGTGTCAAGACCTGCATTTGACGTCCGTCGAATATACGATTGAGCCAGACGAGGACCGGCGCTTCGGCTCGGCTCGGCACACTTTCAACTGCATCTATTTTTCAACCGACTAACCTCATTTTATGGCAACCAAACTCGGCCGGGAAGGCCTCATCAAACTGTCCAGCACGACGATTGGCGAGCTGCGGAACTACAGTCTCACCCATTCGTCCGACACCGTCGAGGACTCAGTCCTCGGCGACACCTACCGCACCCGGCTCGCGTCCATGAAATCGTTCTCGGTTTCTGGTGACCTTTACTGGGACGAAGGTGATGCCGGCCAACTCCTGATCACCATCGGCTCGCAGGTCACGCTCAACCTTTACCCAGAAGGCGGCAGCACCGGCGACGTTTACTATTCGGGCGCGGCCATCGTCACCCAGTTTAACGTCTCCGCGTCATTCGATGGCATTATCGAGGGATCGATCGCCTTCGAGGGCAACGGTCCGCTCAGCACCCTGACGGCTTAATTTCGCAGGCAAAACACACACAACACACATGGACGCAATCGACCTAGTCAGAGAACATTTCGCATCACTCGGCACGCGCAAGATCGACGTGCCAGAGTGGAAGCTCGTGGTGCACGCAACGCCGGTCACGCTTTCGGAAAAGAACCGGCTTTATCGTCGCAGCAAAGAAAACGACATGGAGCTGCTCGTCGATATTTTGATCATGAAGGCCACCGACGAGCACGGCGTGAAACTCTTCACGATCGAGCATAAGCCGACGCTGTTGAACAAGGCAGACAGCAACGTCGTCGGCCGCGTCGCAAACGCCATTCTCGCGGACGACGCACCGAAGGTGGACGACCTAAAAAACTGATCTACGGCGGGGAGGCGGCAGACCTCCTCGCCGTTTACGCGCTCGCGGATCGTCTGCACAAATTTGCCCACGAGGTGCTCGCGATGCCAGCTCAGGAACTAACGGGCTGGCTCGCCTACATCGAACACCAAAACCGAAAACTTAAACAACATGGCTGAAGCGACATTTATTTTGCGGGCGGTTGATGCGACGAAGGCAGCTTTTGCCAGCGTGCAGAACTCGCTGACAAAGATGAACGCCACAGCAAAAACTGTGGTTGCAAGTTTTAAGGGATTTATTGCGCTAACCGCAATTGTAACAGTCGGGAGAAGCATAAACCGCACACTCGAAGAGGCGGAAGCTAACGCGCAAAAACTTGGTAAGACTGCGCAGGAGATTGATAAATTAACTCGCGCAACTGGCTTTATTGACAATGCGTTTAAAATGTTAAAGGACACGCTGCTTTTAGGCGTGAATAAAGCTTTAGAATTAAAAGACGCTGTTACTGGCGTCACTGAAGTTGATTCAGCGGGAATCGCGGATGCGTTTCGTTTAGAAAGAGACCGGCCAAAAATTACTGAAGCTACTGAAGCGATTGAAAAACTCAAGGAGGGTCTGAATTCTATTGGTGAAAAACCCTCTCAAGCCTTTGCTCGTTTAGGTGAAGAAATTGAACGAGTTAATAGTGCTTCAAAAGATATTACGTTATCCGCTGAGCTAGATTCCTTAAATCGTGAAGCAAAAACATTAGAACTTACGACTGAACAAACTAAAATTGCTCAGGGTGCTTTTGTTGATTACGAAAAATCAGTTTTGGCGGTGAATGAAGCCTTCGAGGATTTTCAGATGGAGCAAATGTCTTCTGAGCAACAACAGGCTAAAATTATTCAGCAGGTAGTTGATCTTACTTCCGAAATAGAAGCACTGCAATCACTGCTTCCTGAGGACGGGGCATTTAATATTCTGACTGCAAGCGCAGAAGAAGTAGCGCTCTTTGAACAATTAACTGAGCTTCAAGAAAAATTGGTAAAAACGATTGGTAAGAGAAAAATTCTTGAAACCGATTTGCAAATCCTCGCCAAGAACGCCGGCAGTCTAATCGCTCAAGGCTTCGAGGATGCGATCCTCAGCGGTCAAAAACTAAGCGAGGTCGTCCGCGCGCTAGGCCGCGATTTGATTCGGCTGGTGTTTCAGCAAATGGTCACGCAGCGCCTCGCATCGGGCATTGCAACTTTGCTCGGCGCTCCACCGATACCCGGCCGCGCAATGGGCGGACCCGTCAGCGGCGGCTCGCCCTACGTCGTCGGCGAAAAAGGCCCAGAGCTGTTCGTGCCGCACGCCTCGGGCACCATCGTGCCGAACAACAAGATGGGCGGCGGCAGCGGATCGGGGAGCGGCGGCGTCACCGTCAACTACAACATCGCGGCCGGCGTCTCGCGGGCTGAACTCGCTCCGATCCTCGACCAAGAGCGGCGCCGGCTAAAGGCTGAGATCCCAGACATGGTTCGACGCGGCGGCGGATACCGTGCAGCCTTCGCTTAATCGTCATGGCCATCACCTATCCACTCACGCCGCCGAGTCCGTTCAACCTCTCGCGGCTCTCGTTTACGGGCGTTTCTGCGACCTCGCGCAACACGTCGCCCTTTACGCTGCAGACCCAGCAATACAACTGGCCAGGTCAAGCCTGGCTCGGCTCGGTCGATTGCCCGCCGATGAAGCGTGCGGACGCCGAGGAGATCGTCGCGTTTCTTCTCAAGGCGCAGCGCGGCACGTTCTATTTCCAAGACTACGCCAACCCGTTGAACCGAGGCGGTGTCACCGGGACGCTGAACGTAGCCACGGCGACTGCGAACGGCACGACATTGACCTACACAAACACGGGCGGCTCTGGATCATTTGCAGTCGGCGACTGGCTGCAAATCTCGACCTCGCTTTACAAGGTCGTGCAATCCAACTCGTCAACGAGCGTCGATCTTTTTCCGGCTCTACGCAAAAGCTACGCGGGCGGCACTTCGATCACCTACGCCAACGCAAAGGGAGTCTTCCGTCTCGCATCACCAAGCACCGAGTGGGCCATCGGCGAGGCGAGCATCTACGGCGTGGGCTTTGCGATCATCGAGGACGTCGAGTCATGAGCATCACCACCGCAGGCCGATCACTCTCGGCCAACATGGTTACCGAGGTCAGCGCCTCGCAGCTCTCGCCGATCCTGCTCGCGTCGTTCTCGTTCTCGACGCCCGTCCGGCTTTGGAGCGGTTACGGGACGATCACCGTCGGCGGAGTGACCTACCTTGGAAGCGGCACGCTGGGGACAATCTCGCCGGTCGAAGAGACGACTGACCTCTCGGCGCGTGGAATCAACTTCCAGCTCTCGGGTGTGCCGAGTGCTCTGATTGCGGTCGCGCTCACCGAGAACTACCAAGGCAAAGCTTGCTCCGTGTTATTCGGCGCACTCGATGCCAGCGGTGCGCTGGTGGCATCTCCCATTACTATCTTCGCCGGCCGGATGGACGTCATGGCGATCAATGACGACGGGCGGACTTCAACCATAGGTTTGAGCGCGGAGAACAAGCTCGTGGATTTTCGCCGGCCGCGTGAAGTGCGCTACACCCACGAAGAACAGCAGAACCTTTATCCACCGGGACCCGGCACACCCGGCGATCTTGGCTTGGAATTCGTGAACGCGATCCAAGAAAAACAAATTTACTGGGGCAACGCGAAGCTTGCGGCGCCGGTGCGCGAGGGCGGCGGCGAGACCGAGGCCACCTCCTACATGTGACCATGCCAGCACGCCGCGACAACTGGCCGAACCTTCTCGCGCAATTTATTGAGCAACGGCGCGAGCAGCCTTTCGCGTGGGGCGTAAACGATTGCTGCATCTTTGCGGCCGATTGGGTCCAGCTCTGCACTGGCGAGGATTACGCGAAGGCGTGGCGCGGTCGATACTCCACACCCATCAACGCTCGGCGATTTCTCAATGAGGCAGGCGGCGTCGAGGCTCTGGTCGATGCGCTAGGGCTGCAACGAGTCGCGCCGCAGTTGGCCGGGCGCGGTGACATAGTCGCGCAAGAAGCCGGACGAGGAATGACGCTCGGCATTTGCCTCGGCGTGACCACGGCTTTCGTCACTAAAAACGGCTTAGCGTTTGGCTCGATTGCGAACGCAGAGAAATCTTGGAAAGTCTAAAATGGAAGCACTCACAATTTGGATCCTCGCGACAACTGCCGAAATCACCGGGACCACCATCGTGCTAAGCGCCGGTGGTCTCGCGGTCGCTACGTCAATCACGACCTTTATCGTGGTGACGGCTGCTTCAATGGCCGCGTCGAAACTGCTCGCGCCGAAGATGCCGAGCTTCTCGGACTCCTCGATGACGGACCGGTCGCAGATGGTCCGCAATCCCATCTCGGCGCGCTCTATCGTTTACGGCAAATGTCGAGTCAGCGGAACCATCGTTTACCTCAGCACGACGGGAGACAAAAATCAGTTTCTGCACATCGTCGTCACGCTCGCCGGCCACGAGATCCAAGCCATCGACGAAATCTATTTCAACGACGAGCTGGTGCCGCTCGATGCAGTCTTCACAAATGAGCCGACCGGTTTTTACGCAGGCGTGGCGCGCGTGAACAAGCATCTCGGCGAGACTTATCAGACGGTCGATGAAGACTTGGAAGACGACACCAATAGCCTGACGGATGGAAAATGGACGGAGCACCATCGCCTGCGCGGCATCGCCTACCTTTACGTGCGCCTGACGTGGGACGCTGAGAAATACCCAAGCGGCATCCCGAACATCAGCGCCGTGATTCGCGGCAAGAAGGTGCTCGATCCGCGCACGGGAAACACCGGCTACTCCGCCAACGCCGCGCTCTGCTTGCGCGACTACCTCACCGACACGGCGCTCGGCATGGGCATGACCGCAGCCGAGGTTGACGATACCGCGTTCGGCGTCGCGGCGACGATCTGCGAGGAACAAGTTCAAATCCTTCCGCTCTCGCCGACGGTTTACGAAAACCGCTACGAGGCCAACGGCGTGATTGTGACGAGCGCATCGCCCGACGAAAACATCGGCAAGCTTCTGAGCGCAATGGGCGGGCTGATCGCCTACACGGGCGGCCGCATCGTGCCTTACGCGTCCGCCTACCGCATACCAACGGTGACGCTGACCGAAAAGCATTTCGTGGGACCGCTCAACGTGCAGACGCGGACGAGCGCACGCGACCGGGTCAACTCGGTGAAAGGCGTCTACGTCAGCGAGACGAACAACTGGCAGGTAACGGATTTCCCGACGATCAGCAGCGCGACCTACGTCACGGCGGACAACAACACCGTATTCTTTCGCGACGTGGTCCTGCCGTTCACGACCTCGCCCAGCTGCGCTCAACGCCTGGCGGTGCTAGAGCTGCGCCGCGCTCGCGAGGAAATCACGTTCTCGGCACGCTTCCGTCTTGAGGCGATGCAGGTTCGGGCCGGTGACACGGTCATGATTACCAACGAAAAGCTCGGCTGGTCGTCGAAGGTCTTCGAGGTCATGGAGTGGAATTTCGCGAGCGACGGCACGCCTCCGCAGGTGTTTATCGACATGACGCTGCGGGAGACCGCTTCGTCGGTTTATTCGTGGGACGTTGACGAGGAAATCTTTGTCGAGGACTCGCCGAACACGACGCTGCCCGACCCGTTCACGCTCGGCGCGCCGACCAACCTTTCGCTGACGGCAGACGGCACGACGCAGCTCGTGCAGGCCGATGGCACGATCTTGCCACGGATTCGCGTCGGCTGGACTCCACCGGCTGCGGAGTTCATCCAGAGCGGTGGCTCGGTCGTCATCGAATACAAGCCGGCCGCAAGCACGACCTACCTGACGTGGAACACGGTCGAGGGCGCGCAGACCGAGGACTTCATCTCGTCCGACATTACGATTGGCACGAACTACAACGTCCGCATTTACGGTGAGAGCTTCTTCGGGATTTCGACAAGCTATCTCAGCGGCTCAATCACCGTCGCAAAAGACACGACCGCACCGGCGATTCCGACCGGACTGAGCGCTGCCATCGGGACCGGCAAGGCCGTCTCGCTCGATTGGAACGACAACATTGAGCCGGACTTTTCGGAATACGGCATTTATCGGAACACTTCGGCAGTCACGCCGGCCAATGCGAACACGGACAAGATCGCCGAGGTTCGCGCGTCGCGGTTCGTGGACACGGACGTAAACATCGGAACGACGTATTACTATTGGCTGACCGCCTACGACTCAGTCGAGAACGTCAGCGGATTTACCAGCTACGTGCAGGCCACGCCGTCCGTCATCACGGCCGGGCCGATTGATCCGAGCGCGCCGGCCACGCCGAACGCGCCGACGCTGATCAGCACGACGGTCTATGTCTCGACGGACGGCACGAGCTTCGCCCGCGTTTCACTTACCGCGCCGCCGTTGCCATCGGGCGCGGTCGCTCTCGACGTGCTTTATCGGCGAACAGGCTCAAGCGATTTCATTATTGGCAATCAGATCAACTCGTCAGTCTCCTACGCCGTCACGATTGACGATCTTTCCGTGGGCGAGGCCTACCAATTTGCAGCGCGAGGCATTTCGTTCTCAGGTGCGTTGTCGCCGATTTCGTCTCTTCTTAGTCAGGCCGCGCCGAGTAACACGATTCTACCGACTGCACCGACCGCATCGTTTATCGACGGACAATTTGCGCCACCCGTTTCGCAAGGAAAGATTCCGATGTTTGCAATCGGCATGACGATCACTGCCTCAGCGAGCACAGACATTGCGCGAGTGCAGTCGAAGGTCGCGGTTACAAATGATCCGACAGACGGTGCGGCGTGGTATGCAGACGGGAACAACAGTCTTTTTGACCAAGCCATGCCGGCGAATGGCAGCGTGCGAGTGGCTTTTTACGACGTCACGGGAATGACTGCCGGATTCGGATTTGCTCGCGTTATCTCTCGCAGCGGCATCGCCTCAAATTGGACTTCCCTCGGCAGCGTGCAGGCTGACTCGTCGCTGATCAAGCGACCGCTCGGAACGGTCTCGCAATTCAACACGGACGACGTAAGCACGACCGGCATCAAGACCGGTGGCGGCGCGAGCACTCGGCAGATCAACGTGATTTTCTCCGAGTCGGTCGTTGCCACTTTGGCCGGCGGTGCGGCGTCGGAAACTTTTGAAACATCGCTGACGAATCGCGGATTCAGCGCGAAGCCTGACATCGGGATCGCGCAGTGCGCATCGGACGGAAACATCTCGGCCGCTTACGATTTCGACGCAGCCGGCAACAGCAGCGTGACCGCAGTCATCCGCGTCTCGACAATCGACGGCTCAAACATCGGCGCAGGCAATTACCGTTTTAGCGTCGAGTTTACCGACTTCACCTAACTTTATGGCCTTTCAAAAAACCATCACCCTCGCCAGCGGAGTCTCAGGAAATTACACGCGGCTGATTACCTACCGCTGGGATCGTTCGACGCGCGAGGCCGTCGCGTTGTTTGCGCTCTACCTCGATGCGCAGGCCGCGCAGTCAGGCAAGCACGCGCTGACTCCGTTCATCGCCAAGCTCCGCCTCGACGGTGCGAAGTTCGACTTCTACCTCGGCAACGCGGTGCTGAGCGAGCACGCGGCGATTGCGCAGCTTTACGCAGCGGCGAAGGCCGAGCCGGTCTCGTGCGACGCCGGATCAAATGTCTTTGCCGACGCCGTGGACGCGTAGTGATTCCGCGCTGAGTCTGTTTTTTCTTCAGACGTAAGCCGTTGACTATCAACGCGCACGGATTGCGTGTGATACTTCGCGCACATTTGTTTTTACATCGTTGGGCGAGTGTGTATGGTTTTCGCATCGGAGCAATCAAGCCCGACAACAAAACCCAAAATGACCAACACGATTCAATCAGGACAAACCCTCAAAGCCCGCAGCGTTTGCGATTGGGACTGCATCTTCTCGGTGGAAGTGATCGAGCGCAAAGGCTCTTTCGTCACCCTCAAAGCGCAGGGTAACGTGAGCCGCAAAAAGGTAATGACCGACGACCAAGGCGAATACGTTTTTGCGCTCGGCAAATACTCGATGGCTCCGATCTTCCGCGCATGAGCACCACCGAAGCACTCACCAACGCGCTGATCCTCGCGATCACCGCACCCGATCAACAGCGCGCCGACCGCGCAATCGCTCTCGTCGAAAGCATCGGCGCCGGCTGCACGAAGCGCCAGGTCGCGCAAGCGAAACGCAACGCCTCGAAGCTCACCAAATGAAATCCACGCTCCTCTTCCTCGCGCTCTGCGCCACCGCGCACGCAGCGCCACCCGCCTCGTTCTGGCGGGCGATCCATCTCGTTGAGACATCCGGCCGCACTGGGCCAATCCTCGGCGACGGCGGGAAGGCGCTGGGACCGCTCCAGATTCACCGCGCATATCACGCGGATTCACGCGTAGCCGGCGATTACAGCCGAGTGGCCGATCTCGACTACTCCAAGCGCGTCGCGACCGCATACCTCGAGCGCTACGCGCCCGCGGCGTGGAAGGCGGGCGATGTCGAGACGCTCGCTCGCGTGCACAACGGCGGACCGAGAGGTCATCTCAAGCCGGCAACCAAAGGCTACGGCGCGCGCGTCAAGGCGCTCACAAAATGAACCCACCCGACCAACCATGCCAAGCCACACCCGCTGGCGATCTACGCCAGCAGATCATGGACAGTAGAGTGCCAAAAAATGAACGGGAGTGGTGGGCATCGCGCGAGATTGAAAAACTTGAACGCAAACTTGCCGACTGGTCCGTGCTCAAAGGCTGGGGCGGCACGCCCGAAATCGTTCACAAGTTCGTGAAGGGCCAGCAGCACCGGATTCACTACTGCCAAAACCTTGAGGCCGAACTCACCGCGCTTGCGGCCGAGCGCGACCGCCTCCGCGCCGAGGTGGAGCGGTGGAAGAAACAAATCAAAGACGACAATCGCTCCTACGGCTGCGAGCTGCGCGACCCGAACGGCACGATTTGGCAGCAGGCGACCAAGGACCGCGCTCGCGCCGAACGGGCCGAGGCCGAACTAATCACCGAGCGCGCGCGGCTGGATTACCTTGGTCTGCACATGGGCACTGCGCTAGTTGCCCACGCTCTCAACTGCGATTACAGCCGGTGCTTTCCGATCCGCGACGCCATCGACCTCGCGATGAAAAACGAAACCAATCCATGACCACCGAACAACATCACGAGATCCTCACCGAGCTGCGCGCCATCCGCGCCGCTCTCGAAGCAAAGCCGCGCACGGCGCAATCAACGACTGCCGCACCGACCGCGACGCCGGACACTCTGCCGCTCCCAGCGATTGCAATCGCGGACGCCGGCAGCGTGCAGGTCCACTTCGGCAAGAACACCGGGACGCCGCTTAGCTCGCTGACCGACAAACAACTGCTCTGGTATGGCGCGGATCGCCCGGAGCAGCTCAAGAAAGACGGCACGCCGTTCGCTCCGCGCGAGGCCGACGTGCTATTGAAAAACGCGTGCCGCACCTTGTGGCATCAGCGCAAGAGCGCTCCAATCGTGCTGGCGACGCAGCCGGCAGACGACGGCGAGAACGTGCCGTTCTAAAACTTCTCGGCGGTTCCGAGTATAAACCCAACC